GCATTATATAATACTTTTTTCCAACGACAATGGTTAATAGCTTCTTGGAATGTATTAATTGAATAATTACACATTTTATTATGTACTATTGTGTTGAAATTAATATATTATAATATTTATTTCAATTTTATTTTAATATATTAATTTAAAATATAATGTATTATTATTCTTTGTATATATTTACATATATTGTGAATTGTATTACTCGCTCGGTAGTAACATTAGTCCCAACATAGTTAAAAAGAAAAGACCAGTAGAAACAAAAATACCAGTTATAGTAGGCGCTCCACTAGGAGTTATGAAACTAACAAATTTTCCAAAAAAGCGCTGTAAAATTATATTGGTTTCAGGATTAGCAAATAAAAAGAAAACCAATGCGCTATAAAGACTGTATTTTGCCTTTAAAAGAACACGATTAAAACTAAATGAATTAGAAGTATCTGTCGTAGTATTTTTATTTCCAGACTCTGCCATTCTAACTAGGCATAAGTTCTTTAAGTGCCACAAAAATACTCAATGCTAGTTCGGCATCATTAAAAATAACGTGTGGTTTCAAATCGACAACATTCTCCATATAGATAGCAGGTTCCTTATTTTTATTAAAATAATTATCAGGAGTCTTAATTTGAAGTCCCTTTTCGCTAACATTTACTTCATCAAAATTAATTTCATAATTATTCATTTGTATATTGTCCTTAACATTATACTTTTTTGTACAAATGACATAAACATCTTGAGGATTAAACAATTTATTTACAGCATCAAATACAATATCAGACCTGTCAGGCCTATCTGCCTTTGAAAACTCATCTTTTTTAAGAAGTGTTATATTACCACCAACTGTAAATAATTGTATATATGGAATAGAATCAGGATCAGGATATTCTTGAAAATTAACAAACTTATTAAGTAAAGTAGATAGACGCACTCGTGGAAGATGAAATAATTGCCTATTAAATAAATTCTTTTTAGCATCATCTGTCTTATACTGTGTCTCAAGATAAGCATCAGTCGAAGAAAGCATTGAATTTATAAATAGAATTACATCAGGATCTACATTCTTAATACAGTATACTCCATATGTATTTTGCCCATTTGTAGTTGTTTCAGATGGATTGATATTATTACAAATATGAAGAAGAGTTGTTAATTGAGGAATCATCACCTTATTAAGGGCAGTATCATCCAAATATTTATTGAAGTATCCATCAACTAGAGAATATATTGGGTCATAAACAACTTTAAAGTAATTAAATAAAGGTGCCATCGCATCCCTAAGAGGCTTGTTAAAAGTCATTACTGCTCCACCTTTGGTAACACCTTTGGTGGCATAACTCATAGGATTGGAAATTAATGATTTGGAAATCTGTTCAGAGGCAGGAACATCTATTATTTTCATACGGTCTTTATTAATAGGTAAATCATTAGAAAGATATTTTTTAACCTCCAAAATATTCAAAATAGTCTTTAAACGCTCTTTCATTTGTGCATTTACGCCTTCATCTTGTATTTTAAGAGCCATTTTCTTTGCCTGATCTAATGCATTTTGTTTTGAAGCCGCTTTAACAACTCCATCTAACTTCACACGCTTAAAATAATTAAGAGGCTTTTCCAATGTATTTAGTCCAGCCTGTTTCTCATCAGTACGAATTTGTTCCATTAAATCACCAAGACGCAATGTATCCAAATTTTTAATAAGCGCCGCCCAATCATTTTCTATTTTCTTTGGAACATCTTCAGGATGTAAAAGATACCACGCAATCTCTAAAATTAATTGAAATTTATGGTCTTCAGAAATTGACTGAACATACTTTTTGTTTTTAGTAGAAGGAAGTGAAAGAGCCGCAATCGAAGGAAATTCAAATCCTTTATAATCTGGTCCTTCCAATTGCTGAATTAATTTTACAATATTTGTATAGCTTCTTTGTATAAGTGTATTTTTAAGAGCCGATGAAGTAAATTCTTTACTGCCTTCAAGTTTCTTGGCATATTTTTTAAGAACAGCAATAAGTTCAGCTTTTTCGCTAGGGTCTTCAAATCCGAGTTTGCGTTTATCAGAAAGACTCAAAAATAAATATTTACGAAGCAAATATTCTGTTCTTTTATCATTTCCAAATGCTCCTAAATATGTTTTTCTATCTTTAAATCCCAATTCAATTGGTTTCTGTGCTCCCATAAAATATCGGTCGCCGCCAATATCTATGACTTGTGGCAATTCTGGATAAGGGTCTATAAAATCTGCCATACCTATAACTGGTAATAGAAATTAATATTATAATATTATATCACGAAAAAACGATACCGAATAATAAAATTTGAATTCAAAAAGAGCATAAACACGGTTAGCGAATATTATCCAAGATGAATACGGTTATACAATCAGGAAATACTAAAATCTTTAACCCCTGGAATTCAAAGAATCGGGAGCTCACTCCATCGGATGCGATTCCGATTCTTAAAAGATATGGCTGGAAAGGTCGTTTCAAAAATTTCAATCTATTCTCTCAAGCGTGTTGTCACAAATCCTATGTTGACCGTCCAGAAATCTGGCAAGAACAAGCCGAATATGGTGAAGAGATTGTAATTGCTCCACGTCCAGATGATTGTCTTCCATTGCGCAGATGTGATAATGAAGAGTTGGAATATTTGGGCGACCGTGTATTGGGACTAGTTATTGCCTCATATGTATCTAAACGCTATCCAGGTCAAGGTGAAGGATTTCTAACCAGAATTCTATCTCGTATTGTTAACAATAAACAACTGGGTAAATTGGCAAAAGAGATTGGCTTTGCGCCCTGGATTATTTTGAGCCGCCATATGGAAGAAATTTGTGATGGTCGTAATAATTTGCGTATTCTAGGTTCAATGTTTGAGGCGTGGTTTGGTGCCTTGTACTTACAAGAAGAAGATGTTGGACGTGGCTTAAGTGTTTGTAATGACTTCTTGGTGCGAATTATTGAAAAGCATATTGACTTTGTACAGATTATTATTGAGGATACTAACTACAAGGATCAGTTGCTAAGAAAGTTTCAGGCTTTGTATCACGTTCCGCCAAGATACAAGGAGATTGCGGTTGTTGGTCCCCCACACGATAGAATTTTCACAATGGGTGTAATTGACCCAAATGATAAAATTCTTACAACTGCTACAGCACGTAATAAGAAAGTGGCAGAGCAAGAAGCATCGCGAATGGCATTAGAATTATTGGAGCCTTCACTAAATGAGGCATTTAATGTTACATCACCGAGTCTTAAAGAACCAGAACAAAAAAATGTTGTTGTTGAACTATCAGAGCAAGTTAAAATAGTAGAAACAACTGAAAAAAAGAAGGTTGTAACCAGTAGGCCAAAAGTAAAGATTGATAAAGAAACTTTGGAGGCATAAGATAGAATGGACGCCAGTCAAATTACAAAACTACTTCAAATTCAAAATACACGATACATAAATCGTAATCAAACGGTTGATTCAAGTACATTAACCTGGAAGAATACTATTCAGTCATCCAAATATATACAGGGTGTTAAAACTTGTGATGGCCAACAAAATTGTAATATTCCGACAAACCCTTGTTGCGCTAATCAAAATACACAATTACAAAATACGGGTACTTATTCATTTGGCGGAGCAGGTCGCACAACTGCTCTTCAAACAGGTAGCCCTCAACAATTTTTAAATGTATTAGCGGGTGCTAAAGGCAGTGCTGGACATATTTATTCATCTGAAAATATAACATTACAAAAGGCTGGAAATCAATCTTGTGGTGTTGTATCACCCACTCAACCTCCTTTCCCTGATAATGCTTTTATCACTTTACCTGCTTGTTATTGTGTTGATACAAATGGTCCAACAAATAGTAATTCAACCCAATTAAGTAACCCAACTGTATCAGGAACTGTACCAATTAATAATCAATCAAATCCCTATTTACCCGCATTTGATACATATTATGCTATGAAGAATCCCCAATGTAATTTCCCAGTTCAAGACCAAAACCAGAAACATTTTGTTAAAGAATGTCATACTCGTTTTCCTAATGCTAATAATGGTGTAAATGGTATATTTAATCCATGTGATAATGTTGTAGATATGAATCCTGCTACAAATCAGTTTTACACAAATCCTACAACAAATCCCCCAACTTGTGATGGGTGTATTTTAGAACAACCACCGCAGTAAATCAATTATGTTTTATAATTTTACTAATAAGTAAATAATAATTTTTATTAACTATATACAACTATGTGTAAATATATGTATATAGTTTCTCATACAAGTATAGATGTCTTCTACAGTTCCAACGAAGCCACAGGCACTATCGAAGCCACAGGCACCAACAAAGCCAAAAGGTGTTCAACCAAAGAAAAGTGGAGTTATTAAACTTGCAAGTCCCGAGGTTATAGCGGCTGTTAAGCAGCCATTGCCCTCTGGACAATTAGAAGCGGCACCACAATCATTTGCGGGAATTCCACCCCCTCCGATTGACAAAAAACAAGAAAAAATATTTGTAGCATCCCGTGCTAATCCTCTTGTTAAACCCGCGACAGGACTTTTAAAGCCCGTTCCTGAAGATACTGGTCCGTCCTTACCCGCCGCCCCAATTGCCGTTAAAAAGCCTCTAAAACACGTCACCAAAAAAACTCCTGATTACACTCCTCCCACAAGAAAAGTCCATCCAGATCTTCAAGAACAAATAGATACTACAATGGCTCCAATCTTTAAGGAATATGAGACAAAACAGGCAGAAATTGAATCAGCCAATCCATATTTAACTGACACAACAATTTATACTCCTCAATCGCGTAAAAGTTTCTATCGCTTTGTTGGTGATAATTATACTGACCAATTCAAACTCATTCCTCAAGTAAAAGGCAAAGTAGATGAAGATGCGTGTGCTAAATTAGGCGCTGCAGCTGGTGAAGCAGTTGAATCATTCTTGTATCAAAAGTTCGTTCGCGAATACATTCGTAATGCCTCGCCATACAGAGGTGTTCTAGTATATCACGGTCTCGGTTCAGGTAAAACCTGCTCTGCTATCGCAGCAGCAGAAGCACTATTTGGTACATCTAATAAAAAGATTATAGTTATGACTCCTTTCTCTTTAAGAGGAAACTTTATGTCTGAAGTATCTTTCTGCGGTTTTCGTCATTTTAGCCCTCAAAATCATTGGACAAGTGAATCCCTAATCTCTGAAGGTGGTCTATCATATCTTTATGGTCGCTCTGTACTATCATTAAGTGAATGGTTCTTAAATAAAGTATTGGAGCGCCCAGAAGAAGAGCGCAAAACAATTTGGATTCCAGACTTTACAAAGCCTCCCAATTATAATGAACTCACACAACAAGAACGTGATGATATTCGCGCACAACTAACAAATATGATTGAAAATCGCATTAAATTTATTAGTTATAATGGTATAACTGCCAAAGAACTCAAAAGATATGCGTGCCAAGTGGAAACAAAATCTGGTGAGCGTCTATTTGATAATGCTGTTATTGTAATTGATGAGATTCACAACTTAACACGTTTGATGCAGGGTGAAATTACTCCATATATAACAAAAAGAAAAGGTCGTCCTCGTAAAATCCCAGTTGAACCCATTACTCCAGGAAAATGGAAACCAGGTCTCTGTGGTCAAGAATTAAACTACAAACGTTCCTATTTATTCTATAAATTATTGAGTGATGCTCGTAATTCAAAAATCATTGGCCTATCTGGTACTCCAATTATTAACTTTCCAGATGAATTGGGTATTCTAGCAAATGTTCTATCTGGATATATTGAGTGTGCAGAATTCTCATTAAACTCTGTAGATAAAGCCATTATTGAAAAAGTTAAAACAATTGCTGAATCAGAGCCTCGTGTTGATATTGTTAGGTTTGTTGCCAGAAGAGAAAGAATGGAAGTACTTATTTCAGTATTTAATGAGGGTTATGAAAGAGTTATGGACGAAGATGATAAAGAATTTGTAGGTGTTAAATACAATGCTGAAGCCCAAGATGGTATTCAGACTGTTTTTCAAAGAATTAAGGCAAAATTAATTGCTGAAAAAGTACCAATTGGTCCAGAAACATATGTATCATATCCTCGTCTTCCAATTGATGATAAGGAATTCAAAAATGAATTTATTAATGGTGAAAATCTGACACTTAAAAATAAAGTTGTTCTACAAAAACGTCTAACTGGTTTAGTTTCATATTACAAGGGTTCTAAAGAGGAATATATGCCACGTGTAACAGTAGATGAAGTTGTAAAATGTGAAATGAGTGATTATACCTTATCAATGTATACAGTTGAACGCAATAGGGAAATACAGGGTGAGAAAAGGAAAAAGAGTGAAGGTGGAGATAATTATGCGGCTGTTGAGCAATTTGCCAAAATGAAGAATCCGTCTAGTTATCGTTTCAGGAGCAGAGCGCTTTGTAATTTTTCTTTTCCAAAAGGGATTGAACGTCCATTTCCAGATTCATTAAATGAGGAAGAGGAAGAAGTAGAAGAGGTTGAAGATTTGGCATTAGGAGAGGCAGCAACAGATGTACAAGAAGATTTGGATGCTCAAGAAGCAGTCGCCGAAGAAGAAAAATCAATTATTGACCCTGATGAAGAAGGAAGCGAAGAAGAAGTAGAAGGAGAAGGTACAAAAGAGAAGGAGGAAGATTTGGAGCGTGTTAAAGAAGGAGCTTTAGAAGAAGCAGTTGCTACAGCAGCTGTAACTGAAGGTGGAGACTATGAAGAAGATGAAGATGAAGATGAAGATGAAGATGAAGAAAATATTGAAGAACTAGATGATGAAGTAATACAAGAAGGTGGCGATGGAACAGATGATGAATCTGAAACTGCTCCTGCTACTATTCCTTCTGTTACTATTCCTCCTCTTGTTACGGAGCCTGTTCCAGTTATAGCACCTGTAGCAGAAGGAACTGAAGCAAAACCAAAAAGAAAACGCCCTGTAGTTGCCCCATCTATTACAGCCGAACCTGCTCCTGCTCCTGTAGTCCCTGTAGTCCCTTCAAGACCCCTACGTAGAAAACCAATGGTTGCTCCATCCGCAGCTATTAAAAAAACAGAAGAAGAAAAAGCAGCCGAGGCCAAGGCATTAGCTGAAGCATTAGCAGCCGCTGAAACAGAAGCAGTAGTTGATGCCGAGCAAGAACAAGAAGTGAGTCGCGTTTTAACATATCAAGAACGCATTAAAAAGGCAATGAAGAAACTTGGCGACAATAAAAATAATTATCTAAAATTAGATGCCCCAACACAAGAGGGTCGTCTATCTCAATACTCTTCAAAGCTAGACCAAATGATTCGCAGAATCCAAGTATCTAAAGGAAGTAACTTGGTATATTCTCAATTTAAGACAGTAGAAGGTCTCGGTGTATTGGGACACGCTCTAAAAGCAAATGGATATGTAGAGATTGAAATTGAAGGTGGAGATTGGATGCCTCGTGCCTTAAGAACAACTTCAAGTAATCAACTCAGATTCTCGGCAGCAACAATTGAATCACTTCGAAAGGGTCCAGACTCGGGTGAAAAACGTTTTATGTTCTTAACAGGTGAAGGTTTAAGAGAAAAGCGCAACTTACTTCTCAATATTTTTAATGGCGCATTTGACAAAGTTCCAGAGGAAATGAGAAAAGTTCTCGAGGAATCAGGTTATGGTGAGCGTAAAAATAAATATGGTGAAATCTGTTGGGTATTTGGAATTACAGGAGCGGGAGCAGAAGGTATTTCTCTCAAGTGTTGTCGTTCTGTACATATTATGGAACCATATTGGAATAAAGTGCGTTTGGACCAAGTTAAAGGTCGTGCCATTCGTATCTGTTCTCACCAAGACTTGCCATTTAGAGACCGTGAAGTAGAAATTTACACATATTACACAGTATTTTCAGCAGAGCAGAAAAGTTTAAGTAAGATTGATGTAACAATTACTCAAACAGACAAAGATGAGACATCAGATGAAAAAGTGTATAATGTGGGAGTTAAGAAAGATTTAATCAACCAAGAAATTCTAGATATGTTGAAGGAAACTGCAGTAGATTGCGGATTAAATGCCGCAGATAATGGAGCAGTATCTTGCTTTGTAGTGGATGGAAAACCTGACCAATATTTATTTGACCCCAATTTGGAAGTGGATAAAATCCTAACTACAATTGAACTTAAAGAAGTTGCAACGGCAAAAGCGGAAATTGCTGCTCCTGTTGCATCAGCCACTGCGGCCGCATTAGGCCCTAAAGCAGCACCAAAGGTTGAAGTTGAACAAGTCCAAGTAATCAAATACAAAGGAATTCAATATCTATTGAGGTCAAAGAAGGGTTCAGGTGGATTAACTTTTGAAATGTTCGCAATGACTGATGACCAGTTTAAAAGACCATTGGGTGAAATATCAATCAATCCTGGAACGGGTTCTTTTAAAGGTTCTACACCAGTTCTAAAATAAAATAAATGGCTTATGCCCATTCTAAAATAAGATAAATAATTCCATAAAGTATTTACATTTTCAGTACTTAAAATATTAACTACAATACTAGTTAATATGAAAAAGTTTACCAACCTATTTAAACAATTTAATAAATTAGACTCTATTTCAAGTACAGTGTGTGAAAATGTTGTAGAAATTACAAGAAAATCATATCCTGTATCAGATACATTGCTAAATTTTAATGAAGAAAGATATAGAAAATTGTATAGAGCGTGGGGAGAAAATGGCCTTTTTAATCACAAAAAGAGTGAAATTTCCCCATTATTGTATGGAATGATTAATTATAATATAGAAAGTATTGATTCAGGATTAAGGTCAGGTTATTCAGTTCAATCATCATTGGTTATTAATCCAATTGAAAAATTTGGTAATGATTTGATTAAAACAAAATATCTTGATAGTTTGTATTCAGGTGAAAGTGTTGGATGTTTTGGTTTAACAGAGCCTACTGCTGGTTCAGACCCATCAAATATGGCAACAAAGGCTATCGAACATAAAGATTATTATATTATAAATGGTTCAAAAATTTGGATTACAAATTCACCAATTGCCGATGTTTTTGTTATATGGTGTAAAGACGAATCAAATAAAATAATTGGATTAGTTACTGAACGCACTGATTCTATTACCACTCCTGAAATAAAAGACAAAATTACAATGTTATCTTCTCCAACTGGATATATTTATATGGATAATTTAAAAATTCCAAAAACTAATAAATTAAATGTATCAGGTTTAAGGGGTCCTTTTGAATGTTTAAATAAGGCAAGATATGGAATTTCTTGGGGGGTGATTGGAGCAATGGAAAATATAATAAATACAACAATTGATTATACAGAGGATAGAAAGCAATTTTCTAAATCCCTTAATTCTTTTCAACTTATTCAAAATGATTTAATTAAATCCATCGAATTATATTCAAATTCTTTAAATAATTCCTTTGCTTCGCTAAATTGTATTGAAACATTTGACGATTTAGAAAAGAATCTAGCGCTTATTTCATTTTTAAAACGCACAAACTGTGAAAATGCTATAAATGTTGCTAGAATTTGTAGAGATATTTTAGGAGGAAATGGTGTATCAAATTCATATAATGTGATTAGACATCTTATTAATCTTGAAGCAGTTAATACATATGAAGGTACTAAAAATGTACATAATTTAATTATGGGTAGAGAACTATTGGGTAAAAATGCTTTCTTTTAAAAATTAATATATTTAATACATTTAATATAAAAAATTGAATCTAAATATAGTTTATTATAAATCGCATATAATATGAAATTTATAATAAAGCTGGTAAAGAAAATCATTCCAAGAGAATCTGTAAAGCCACTAGGAAGATGGAATATAGAATATTCTAATATTAAGATAAATAATAAAATAGACTTGGCAAATGAAGACCATTGTGGACCTTGTGGTCAATATGCTGTAGAAAAATTAAAACATAATTATACTAAACCTATATTTAACACACCTAAACTGTTTTATAAGTATTCAACGAATCAGGAAATTGTGTAAATGCCCACGAAGCTTTACAATCTTTGACTACATCGCCTGCCGCCACATAATAATCAAAAAAGTGTACCCACGCTAAATCAAACTGGAAAGCACTACTGTAATAATTCAATCCAGATGTTTTACCACCAATCGCAATATTACAACTATATTGGCCTTTTAAGTATAATCCATTATTAATAGTTGTAGTAATAGGACCATTATTGGTAAATCTAACACGCTGTGTAGTAAAATTATTATTTTTAACAATATTGTCGACAGAGTCGCACATTATATCAAGACTATCAGGATTCTGTGCTACAGCCATATAGTACCAAGTACCAAGTTGTAAACTAAATTTAGTCGCAGTATCAGATATGGAATTATTTGTAGTCATATTAGTTTGAACACGCACTTGTGCTGAACTTCCATTTATTGGTTGTAAATATACAACACAATGTCTATTATAAACCCAAAAGGAAAAGATAGCATCTTTAACAGGCATAGATTGTAGCCTAAATGCAAATGTAGCTGTCCCCCAACTTTGATATGCGATATTTGCCAAATTAATAGCAGAAGAATTATTGGTCAGTCTTACGAATCCTTTGTCACCAGGAACTGAATTTCTTTCTTCAGGCCTATTATGGAATTCCAATTCACTTTGACCAATAAGATTTGGAAATAGACCAGGATTACGAGTATCATCAAACAAATCACCATCAGAATTTACTTCTAAATTAAGGAATGGCGCACGCGCCTCTAATGTTAAAGAATAATAAGGAGCTTTAAAACTAGGATTACCATTACATCCAGACATAGAAATCTGGAAAGTATGCCCGCTGCCGCCAGCATCTGTATAAAATATTTTAGTTATATTTGGTGTAGCACCATAGTAATTAGAGCAACTATTAGAATTATATGTAGTAGGCCCTTGAAGGGCCAAATTTTCAAAAAGTCCAACCTGGTCAGCCTCATATGATTTGAAGGCAGTTTTAGCAATATTAGCAGGTTGATTTACAGCAATAAAGAATCCATCATCAACTGTAACATTAAATTTATTGGAAAAGTCAGCCTCTGCACGAACATCAAACATTTGTATCATAGCACTGTATTGAGTAAAACCAGGATATGTTGTTGCCAATTGAGGAATAGGATTATTACTATTTGTAGTAGGTAATTGGACTATATCTTTTTCAATAGTTCTTTTAAGAATTCCCTGAATGCCATTTGGCTTTCCAGGAGTTGCTTGGAACCAAATGACTTCTACACCTTGTGTATATGGAACGCGCTTAATTAATTTTTCAGGAGATATTCCCAAAAATTGTATCATTGCATCCCTTTGTGTTGAATAATCCGAACTACTCATTCCTTGAGCCAATTTAGTAAAATACTGTTTTACAGCACCAAGCGACCCCATAGTATTGTAATTAATCATAGAATTAGTACCAGGATAAGCACTACCAGCAGGTTGTCCTCCCATTTTTCTAAAAATAGTTTGTAGACAAGATACATCAAAAGGTGGAGCAGTAGTATCAGGCAAATCAGAGCAGAAATCAAAATTCTGTAGTGAACCAGTTTGTAGGCACAAATCACGCGCGGCAGCACCTAAAACGGTATTGGCAGGTTGTTTAGTATTACCAGCAAGTATTTTAACTTGGCTAATAACAGAATCAACTGTTGCTGCACCTTTAGAAAAAGTATCTAGACTTAAAGGTGGATTAGCAACGCGATTATAGATTTTAACTGAATCAGCATTACGAAGATTGGCAATATAATCATTTGGAGATGGTGCACCCATTAGTGCGATAGCTAGTGAGCCTTTATCACTACATCCTCCAGAAATGACTTGATTATAAAGACAAGCAGCAGAAAGACGCCCGTTTATAGGGTCACAAGTTTTATCAACAATTGGTTGAGGTCCAACAGGAGCAGCAGGAACAGGACAATTAATACTAGATGTAACAAGTGATTGTGGGCTACAAGATCCTAATGGGTCGCCACTGTATAATAATTTACCAACTGTATCAACTGGTACCCCTTGATTTGTATCGGTACAAAATCCACAAGTTCCATTAAAAACATCACTATCTACATCAGTACACGCTTTAAGTGCCTTACATTTATCAAGAAGCATTTGTTTTTTGGCGAGTTGAAGGTCAAAGAAGTATTTTTTGTATTCAGGATAAGATGATGCTTCGCTAGGCAAGGGTCCATCGGCATTTCCAATTACACCTTGAGAAACTGCGGGATAAGGGCTACCTTGATTTGGAGGTGTATAAATCCATCCGCATCCGATAGTTGCATTGGGATTTTTAATGGCCAATAATTCATCAATAGACGATGAGGCGCAAGTAGCAGATAATTTATTTAAAGTCTGACTGGAATTCTGAATAAAAATATTATTGGGAAAAGGAACAGCAGGTGCCTTGTAATTTGTGCCTTGTGCGTCAACACTTTGAATTGCGGTATTAAATCCCTTTAAACCGGAAGTACCAGATAAAATCATATTTGGTAAAGTATTAAAATACTGATTTTGATTATTTATATATTGGCTATGGCTACTGCTGCTACCGCTAGCAGTACCATTTCCGTCGTTTTGAAAAGCTTCAGCCAATCGACGAAACATCCTAATCATATCTTAGTTTGTATTTATTATAAAGTACTCACCAAGGTATTACGAACTAGGTGTATCCCAAGAAGTCTGGTTGAAGGGTATAATTATACCAACAGGATAATCATCTATACCAGGTTTTGGGCCATAACAATTTATAACAGCCTTATTAGTGGATGGCATAAAACTTATAACCCCTTTACTACCATTACCACACCCCTCTTGTAATGATGTATTTATAGGATATTGTGGAACAGAACTATCAGATACCCATCCTGAAAAGCACCAATCTGCTCCATTTTGTTGTGCATCTTGTACTTGAGAAGATGTGGCAACTTGTGCGCCATATTTAGAACATATTTCTTTGGCTTGAGCTTGTGTAAAATTATATCCAGGCGTCATTGTGCCATCACTCGCAACAGCAAAAACCTGTGTAGGTCCACTAACTTTACCAGCATACATTGGGTCTAATGTTAAACCATAGCATTGTTTAATTGCCTCACTTCTTTCAGAATTAGTTTTAGTATTGTCATTAGCTAGACGATTAATCTGGTCATATGTTTGTTTAACCGCATTTATACCGCCGAGACTTTGTCCAAACTTTAACCCAGCAGGTGTTCCAGGATCTATTTCAGTACCTAATTGACAATATGTATTTGCGGAATTCTGCCCCTTCATACTCGCTACTTTTGTTGGACTTAATGTGTATGTAGAACCAATACGCGTAGTCGCCCCTTGATTTAAGTACAAATATGATAAACATTCTTGAGTCAAAGGACCATTGTCTTTATTTCCGCCATCACAAGGTGTATTAATGGGAATGCCAGTAGCCCACATAGAAACTGTATTCCAGTCGGCAATACTTAATGGTTTATTATTCGCATCGAGACCAGTTAAAGCAGCAGTCATTTTAGGAGCCAAATTATTAATAATAGTGTCAATATCTAATCCTTTTTTATTGGCATCTTTTTGAATAGCATCTGCTGCTGCCTGGCTTTTAGGATATCCTGTTCCACTAGAGGTTCCACCAAGTTCAGTCCAGCGAGTTTGTAAGCATTCAAGTTTGTAATTGCCAGGTTGATTATCTTTTCCAAAACAAGGGTCAGACTCTAAAAATGTAGCAGATGCGGCCTTTGTAATTACAGGGCCATTATCACAAGTAAGTGCATCACCATTATACATACTTAAAAATGAAAAAGGCATTAAACAAGAAAGCATCATTTTAGTTTGACCAGTTCCAGGAACAATTGAAACAGCAGAGAATCCATTGTATGTTATTTTTCCGTTGATTTTGGGTTTAGAGTTGCTAACCTGGTCGGCTTCAATTAAACTCATTAAATCTATGGTAAAATTTCCTTTTGGAGTAGGTCCTTGTAGGAATCCAGAAATCCAAGTGGGAGGTTTAGTCAAAGGCTCAACTGAAATGGAAAATACAGTTCCCTCGGCATCACCAGGAATAGTAACTTCTACAGGTGTTGTCGCATTAAGTTTTGAAGAACTTAAAGAAATTAATTTGTTTTCGGACTCAACGGAGACTGTTCCATTTCCCAAAAGAAATAGTGTGGAAGGAATGCGTTGTGTTTCGGGTCCAACTCTCGCAAATTTTTGAGAAGTATAACATTGTGTACAATTTGGAGAATTAAAAGATTGTTTTGAGGCACAATCAACTTTTTCCTTCACAATTGTACATTGGTCTTTGGTAAGGGCAAAAGTACCAGGAGTAGATGAACCAATTGTAGGTTGATAAACTTTAAAGGGGTCGTAGGGAGCCTCTCCTGTACTTAATACATTGTTGGCTAGAGTGGTTTGTGCTTGACGGTCCGTAGGAGATACATATAAGCCACCAATATGGGGTTTGCCATCTGCGCCAGTTGCTTTATTATCAAAACTCATACCACAATTTGCGGCAAAATTAGAATTATCAAATGCGCTACAAGTAGCCCCGTATGTTTCACACATTGCTGCTTGTTTGGATACCGCAGGTGCAGAAGAAGGCAATGTATATCCAGGTTTTGAATCCAAATTGAATGTTGTACTAGTTCCTTCAGTTTCAAGACCAGTTAGAGCATTTTTAAAGGTATTAGATGAACTGCTAGAAATAGGAATAACAGGATTATTTAGATTGATAGTGTTAGTTAAAGGATTAAATTTTGTCTGCGAGTCTTCTACAAAAGCATTATGGGTCGCATCCGGAAAATTAAAAAATCCTTCTTTGTATTCAGTACTATAATAAAGAATTAGTGTTAGGATTAACAAAATTATAAAAAATATTATAATGTTGTTTAACATTATTACCTAATTCATATAAAGATTAAATATATTAAATTACAGCCCCAATTAATAGTTATTATCAGGACGGATTTGTGGTAGAGAATCCATTTCACGTGTAATAATACGGAATACCAAATTCAACTGTTTATTAATATCAATTAAACGACAAGGAGATTGTAGGGCAGAACCAAAAGCATTGAGAACATTACCAAAATTACTAATATTACCAAAAGGTGAAAGCATAACAGAGCCAGTTGTAGGGTCTTGATATCTTGCCTGAATAACTAAAACATTAGCATACCCAACTCCGTTAACACCATCCTTGATACTAGTATTAGTATCAGTATATGCCATACCAAGTACAATATGACCCTCTGGGTTATTAATCCAATTACAGAAATCCCTTAAAGCGCCTCCATAGGTATTATCATTTAAGGCATCTTCACTGTATGTGTATCCACTGATTTGAATGCGGTCTCCTTGGCAAATTTCAAATTTACTAAAATATTTATTAGTTACTATATATAAGTTGGCAGGATTTGGTTGGGCAACAGGAGCAGGAACAGCTGATACATTATAGTCACCACTGAGTACTACATTAAAAGGATAACTAGTACCTAAAGTAGTGGCCCCAGGACCAATAATACCAGCAATATCAAATGTATCAGGAGTAGTTGACAAGAGTTCACCATTAGGACGGCGAATATCAATAGTCATTTTTTGTAGAGTGGAAAGAGGAGTAGGATAATATTCTTTTTGGCACTTCAAAAATTTAGGAATCATTGCCAAATAACCCCTATTATTATCTAATTGAGTAGCATCTGAATACCATTGTGCGTCATATTGGAGAACACCAAACGACCTGTCCAAGAAGTTATCGGTACCATAATTGTTGTTTTCCAATTCAGCTACACGAACGATAATATAGGGTAAGTTAAGAATATTATCTTGATAATTAGTATTTCTTGTATAAACTGGAGGCGAGGCACCATCTGTTGTAAGATTTAGAGTAACATCCAATGATTCACCAGGAATGATACATTTAACAAGTTCAATACGAACAATATTTTTGAATTTCTGTTGGGCAGACAAAGTGGGATTAAAACTCTGTCCATTTGCAGCAGGGTCAAAATTAACGGTGAAACTATAACGATTTTCTTTATTATTTCGAAGCCAATCGCGGTCAGCAGAATAGATAAAAAGATTGTTTTCAATTTCACGATAATTTACACGTGATTCTTCACGAACAACATAATTTTGAGGCAAATTATCCTTAACGAGACTGGCAACAAGTGGTTGAACAATAGTGGTATTTGAATTAGCCTGTCCAAGGTCACGAGGGGGAGGAGAAGTAGTCATTGTGTCAAAAGAGCCAATGGGGGCAAGAAGTAAATCACGACGATCAGGCATAATAGCAAGAGTTGTATCCATCATATTGGTAGTAGGTCTAGTAGCCAGTTGTTGCTGACGCTGAACAAGTGCAAGTTCAGTATTGCGATTTTGTGAATCTTGTTGGGATTTGAACATAGAGTCAGCAGATATACGAGATTGTAAACCAGCATCCGCCTTAATAAGTTCGGCATTTTGTTGGGCATTTCGGAGGGCTTCCATTTCACGCTGTTTTTTAGCACGCTCAAACATTTCAGCAGCAGGTGGCCCATCTTCACTTAAAGAAACACGGAAATCAGGCATAGGAGGAGGCAAAGCCTTAACTTCATTTCGTTCTTGATTGAGGCGTTCAAAGCGTTGAGAAGTTTCCTGAAATAGTGAATTATCCATAACATTCTTTACGGCAGATGTATTTTTAGTAATTTCTTTGCGTTGCAAATATTGAGAGAAATCCTTGGCACAGGCGGATAAAACTTCCTTGTTTAAAGTTTGAAGTGGTTTTTCGCCTTGAATTTTGTAAATTTCACCAAGATAATGATTTAGGGTTTTTGATAGGCGTTCAACTTGTTGGTCATTTAATGAACCATTGCGTTGTTGAAAATCCTGAACTAATACGGTTTGGAGTGTATTATAGTTCTTGTCACTAAAAAATAGTGTAGAAACCGAGCCATTTCCTTGTTGTTGTTGATTAACCGGACGATACATTACTAATTCTACTGTATAAATCTTTTATATGCTTTTAGTTCTCACTTAAATAAAATTATATAAAACAAACCCAAATCGTGTGTTTTATAGAATTAAATAATTTATTATCCGATATTAAGTAAAATGGCAGATAAAACAAAAGAATCTGAACAAAAAACTAGTGAAACTCCTATAAATTCCAAAAAAGAACTTAAAGAAATAATAACCCCAATAAAGACAATAATAAATGAAATTAAAGAGGAGATTAAATGTGCTTTAATTGAAGGCCGTGTAAATTATATTATTTAGCAAAAAGTATTTTGCGTAGGTTTAACATAAAATCATCTTTAACTGAATCTTTACAGAAGTTTTTAAATGATATTCCGCAAATCATACATATTATAAAATACATACTAAACATACCGCATTCGGAATTACCATATTGAAATCTACGAGCATTGAAACCAAGTTCGCATGTTTTAATCTGTAATTTGAAGCTACGCATCAACCGAGCAATTAGTGGAGGAACTTTGTAGCCATATGAATCAAAATATCCCACAAATGGTTTTTTGATATTAGTTAAATTAATATAAAGTCCAACCCAATGACTCCCGCCTTTGAAATGAGGGTCTAAATTGAAAATCATACCTATACCACGAATTCCTTTAGCATATTCATCTTTCAAGTTCAAAGTACAAGTTTCTTTGTAAAGACATTGAGTTGTACCATCTTGTTTATATGGGTCGGGTGCTGAAAAATCAATGGGGAAAACACCTAAAAATTTAAACCAGGGATAAGCGTCTTGATATTGTTTCATAACCCCCATAATATTGAAGTTGTCAAGCCACATATCGGGATCATTATCCCAGCCCTTGGGACGACGAGGACGCAAATATTGTGTACGGAGTTCTTTCTTTAAGTTGTCATTGAGTTCAACCTTATCAAGTAAACAATGTTCTTCGCCTTCTTTACATCCAACTGATTCAAATAATTGTTTGTCATTGCCTTTGGCCTTTAGAGTTTTACGAATAGTTGAATATACATTTGTGGGCAAACATTTATTTTTGGATTTGCGAGAAGTGACAGGATTACACCGACTGAAATCCTTTAGAGAAAGTTTTTTCTTTTTAGTTTGAGACATATTTCTCTGCTAATAAATATTAATATAATAAATTTTGGAAATATAGAGATGTCAACAGAACAAAAAGTTACAACATTGGGACCAGGTGGTGAACAAAAGATGTTTGGACCAGGTGGAACACAAAAACCCAGTATAGCCCCATTGGGACCTGGTGGAACACAAATAGGGTATGATTTTTCAAAGTCTAATTTAATTTTAATGGTTGGTGGTCAAATACTAATATTAGTGTTTTTACTAATGATAGTATTTTTTGGTACTGCCCCATTATCATTTCCAGCAAATGCGGTAAGAAATATGATAAGTAGGAATTCTTTAGGATAAAAACAATTTCAATAATAGAATGTCCTCGCCTCCTGTAAGAACTAATTCTACGGCCCTAACATCTAGCGCTTTATCAATGTCCAAAGGTAATGTTGGTATAATAGTATTTGGTGTAGTATCAGTTGGTCTATTTATTGGAGCATTTGTTAATATGTCCAAATTTGTGGGAAGTAAAGATGATTGGAATTTAATTCAACCTCAAATTACAAAGATTTTAATTCTAACATTAATTGGTACATTTGGCTTAATTATTACATCACTATTATATTTTATTCAAGACTCCGCAAAAACAATCTATTTTATATTGGTCTTATCTTGTGTAACACTAGGTCTTTCATTTAGTGCTCTTGCTATTTCAGCAATATCAAGATAACCCCACACTATAAAGAGCGTTTATCTAAAGACCAAAGAGAAGGAATAGAATGTTGAAGCCTTAAACGAATTCCATATTTTCCTCTAATTTGCGAAATACCTTGAAATCGAACAACACAACGAATAATATCGCCAGGTACTAAATCAGATACTTTACAAATAGTCCCATCATTTTTCTTGATAGAAACTGTTGGGAATATATATAATGAAAGAATATTATTATCAAGTAAAAAATGGAACAAATCGCGAATAGATTCGTGAGTTTCATCTCTTTGCCCAAGAAAACTTTGTTGATGTACATATAATGTACTGATAATATATTCCTGAAGTGTATTAAGTTTTACTCTAAATGTGTTTTGTTCTGATAAATCGAGACGTAATCTGGAATTTTCAGGATTGTAATCAATAACCCTAATGGGTGGTGAAAGTATACTCACATCTTGAAATTCAAGACTATTATCTTTATACGACATTCTTGCTACAGCCTTTCCATATTTATCTGATTGAAAAGGTGTTAAATGAATATTGCCAATTTCGAGTGCTTGATATGGAATAGATAGAATCATTTTATATTATTATGGATTTATATACTTATTATGATATAATAATATTTATTTAAATTGTTTCTAGCATAATAATTATTAATTACGTTGTTATAAACTGTGTAAAAAATAAGTGCTTAAAACGATATAGTGTTGATAGAAGTAATATGCAGCCTTGTTCATATGCGTGGCGAGGATTTAGAGGAGTGGGTAAAAGAACACAATTATTAAAGTTTTTAGAGGTACAAGCAAATAAAATTGGTGTAAAGTTTGAAGTTAAAAATAGCACTTGGTTTCTAAATAAACAATCAAGTGGAGGAGGTGATCCTGATGAAGATGATGATGAAGCATCAGGTAAATCAATCCCATATGAGGAATCCAATTTACATTTAGGGTTTGATGTAGCGCGTATGTCAATGTCTGATAAAGTCTTTTTACAATCAATTCTTACTCGATGGACAGGACAGCAGGATGTATGTCTAGTATCTTCTCTTATTCAATCAAGATATCTAGTATTGTATCACGCCCATTTTTTAACAGATGAATCAGTATTACAGTTACAGGAGTGTTTAGAGCAGTATCCGACATTTGCGATTCTTTTAACGACAGAAGTGCCATTAAGCAGTCGCCTACGTGATTTCTGTTTTGAGATTCCAGTTGTAGGCGACGATATGTTATTGGCAAATTATACGAATAAAATTAAAGTAACAGAAAAAGATGTATGGTTATCATTTTTTAAGAAAACAATAAATGATTGGTCAACTGATTGGGGAGCAGCAAAAATTGCGGATGTTCGTAATTGGATTTATATTTGTCTTCAGCGTAATTTGAGATGGACGGATGTGATTATGTATTGGATAGAGGCCATTTATGATACAGAATGGATAACTCCGAGTATGAGGTCTAAACTATTAGAGACGCTATGGCAGGCTGAATCTGGTTCAGGATGGGTATTAGTAACTTCATACAGAATTCCAATTCTATGGGAACATGTTCATTTAAAATTGGCACATAGACTATATAAATTCAGAAATAAACTCCAAAATACAGATGAAAAATAGAAATCATATAAAGTTTATTATAATATATTATATTAAGATAGAGATGTCTATATTAATAGATACATTATTAGAAAGGGTTCAAAAAGAATTTGCATTAGATGAACCAGAATGGGAAGAAACACATATATCAGATTCAGATATGGAATTTTTGGATGAAGAGTGTACCAAAGATTCTGAATTTGACCCATTAAACAAAAGGCGCAAGATGTATGAAGATATGATGGATGGATATAATATTTCTTTAAAGATAAAATGTAAATATGGTGAATTAATATTGATTTGTAATGACGATGCGCAATTATCGGGTTTACCACTGGGATTATGGGGTAGAATCTTCAGATTATTTTTAGAAAAGAATAATAAACCATTTCGTGTATTTTTTTTAGCAAATAAAAGTTTGAGAGAATTTCCAGATAGTATTTATCCAATCTCACCTGAAAATATTAATGGAGGTTATACTTATAGATGTAATAAGGAAACAATTGTTATTTATAGAGCTGAAGATGCTACACGTGTATTAATTCACGAATTACAACATTCTTGTTGTCTAGATAATATTGATAAGACGTTGGATGAGATTGAAGCAGAAACTGAAGCGTGGGCTGAATTATTTTACTGTGCAGTCCTATCAAAAGGTAAAAAATATATCTTTAAAGATTTAATACAACGCCAAAGTGAATGGATGAAAAAACAGAATAATAAAGTTAGACAGCATATGGCAAATCCAAACTCAAGGGAATTTCCGTGGAGATATACGATAGGAAAAGAGGAAATATGGCACAGATGGGGAATATTTAGAGAAGATGAAGTAAAGCCTGTTATTAAAGTAGGAAATTCATTGAGACTAACATATCCACCCAATAAACACTTAAAGGAACAATTTGAAGTGGCGCCTGATTCGACAATCCTTTAAGCTCCGCTAGGAGCGAACTCAGTAAGCCGAAGGCGAATCCTTTAAGCCCTCTACCAAGTATAATATGTATTTAATATAACTTAAAGTAATATAATATAATATAATATAATATATACAGAATGTCATCATATTATATTGTACTTGAAGATATTAATTACGATAATAATCGTATTAGATTTGTAACAATGACTGAAGAATTAGCTATAAAATGGTGTTTACTAAATACAAAGCCTGAAGAAAGACAATTTAGTCTTATTCGTTATGATATATCCAATGATGAAATTCAATCAGAAACAGAAATTGCCATTCCATATCCTGAAGAGGCCATTAAGGCTGCCTTTAAGTCCCCCGTTAAGGTCTTTAAACCCCCATACAATACTCAATAATAAAATTTGATTCCTCGACAAGCCCCAAGTATAGTAGAATAAAATAAAATGGGTGTAAAAGGTCTCTTTCAATTCCTAAAACGTTTTGAAAAAATAGTACACGTTCCATCAAGTGTTGCTGGCAAATCAATTGGTATAGATATATTTTGGTTTATTCACCAATCCAAAGGAGATATGTTTGATTTTCAAAATAGTCTTCTACCATATATAAAGTATGCAAAAGAAATTTATTGTGTGTTTGATGGAAATCCTTCAAATGAAAAAAAACATCAACTTGAGGATAATTACCAAAAAAGAAAAGAAATTCTTCAGTCTATTGAACAAATTGAAAAATTTCTAAAATATCCTTTTAACCAAATATCATCGCAAGACAGACATCTCATTAATGATTATTTACAACAATTAAAACGCCAGATATGGCAACCATCACCGCAGTATATTGAGGAAATTAAAAATTGGTTAGTTAAAAAGGGATGCGAAGTATATCAGGCTTTTGGTGAAGCAGATAATATGCTCATTAATCTTGAAAAAGATGATATTATTGAACTAATTGTAACAAATGATTCAGACTTGCTTGTACTTGGTTCAAAAAAGGTTATACGACCAATATCAACATTGAGATGTTCCATATTTGATATTCAATATATTTGTGATATTATAGGATTTACGGCAAAACAATGGAACGATTTTATGTATCTTTGTAAGAATATGAAAGATAATGATATACTTCTTGCGTATTCATTAATAAGTGTGTATAAAGAGTTGGATTATGCTATTCAAAAATATGAAACTTTATACAAAGACGAATTAATTGTTGGTATATGAAAAATTAGTTATGAAAAATAAATAAGTAAAACAAAAATATATTATTTTTACTTATTTAAGTATTTTTTAATTTTTATATTATTTTATTATTTTGATTTTCTACTTAAGCAGTTGAAGATTTCTTCTTCTCGGGCAAAACATATAGTTTGTACAAGTACGACTGGATATTTCTATAAGTCAAAGGCTCACCTTCCTTAACACCAAGTACCTTGCGCATTGCGGCATCAGGGTGGATGGTGTGACCCTTCTCGGCATCCTTGAGCTTGTGAGAATCAACATAGGCACTGAAGGCACGAGTTACTTCAGCAGGGGTCATTTGAGTACCCTTGCTCTTGCCGAGGAAGGAGCAGAGCTCATCCTTGAGAGTTACAGGGGTAGTGAAGATGGTAGGGCGCTTCTCCTTGGTGGCACCATCCTCACCTTCCTTCTTGGAGCGGCGCTTACGACGACCAGCCTCCTTGACCTCCTTGGCGTGACGCTTCTTGAGACGAAGAAGAGTCTTGATGTTGGCGACGGCCTCATCGCGAATCTTCTGTTGAGAGGCGATGGCGGCGTCGAACTCTTGCTCAACACTGTGAACTTCAGCAGCAGGGGCATCAGTAGTAACAGCAGAGACTACAGGAGCAGCGGCAGCAGGGGCAGGAGCGGCAGCGGCTACAGTGGGCTTGCTCTTCTTGGTGGCCTTCTCGGCAACAGGGGCAGCGACGGCTACAACAGGGGCAGGAGTGGAGGTAGTTTCAGATTTCTTGGATACACGCTTTGCGGCGGCAGGGGTGGTGGTTGACTTGCTCATTGTACTATTACCGGTGATATTCTGGGACATCTTTAAACGCACTATGCCTTTTATTGTGTCATTTCCGACCGTCAAATTTTATGGCTAAATGGCCGATTAAGACCTAAAGAGACCCTAATCCCGCTTTTTTTTATTGAAATGACCTGTTAATCACATCACATTTAAAGAAAATTCTAATATTAGCTCCTTATAATTTACGCAAATATCAAAATCCTAATACATATTAAGTATAATAATATTTTTAATACAATTATATAGGATTTTACCCTAAATACTATGAACTACCCCAAAAAATATGATTTCAATAAAAAAAAGTCCATAATATTTTTATCCAAATTTTAAAAATATAATAGACGATAAGAAGAATACCAAAATTTTTTTTCGCTCAAGTAAACCCCAAAAATAAAAATTGACTGGGTTGGCGGGCAGAAAAAAAGGCATAGAAAGTTAAAAATGTCCTCCAGCGTAGTATATCCTTCCAGTTTCAACTCCAAGAACATCACCATCAGTGCTCCCCGTGTACTTCAGAGCGGTGCCAAGCAGGCATATCTGAATTATGGTGGAGAGCGTTTGGTGATGCAGACGGCAGTATCAATGTCTGTCCCGTTTGGTCTCAATGTAGCGGATAAGTTTGGCCCCGCAGAATATTCTGTTGAGCTATCTTTCCGTGGAAATGAGCAGCGTCCTGAAATTAAAGAATTTATGGATGTAATTGCTCAAATTGATGAGCAGATGCTTAATGAGGGTGTTAAGAATAGTAAGTCTTGGTTCAAGGGAGACCTTGGACGCGAAGTAGTTAAGGCCTTTTACACTCCTTCACTTAAGTATAGTAAGGATAAGGATGGTAATGTTCTCAACTATCCTCCTAATCTCAAGTTGAAGCTTCGTAAGGTTAATAATGATTTTGAGACCAAGTTCTATGACATCAATGGTAATCCTTACAAGGGCATTCCTGTAGAAGATTTGTTGGTTAAGGGTGTTCAAGTGACGGCAATCATTGAGTGTGCTGGTGTTTGGTTTGCGGGTTCAAAGTTTGGGTTGACTTGGCGTGCAAAGCAGATTGCTATTCACAAGTTGCCTGAAAAGATTGCGGATTTCGCATTCAAGGGACTTGGGTCAGCAAAGGCCGTACCAGTTGAAGATGTAGAGGATGAAGATGATGCCCAATCAGAGGTAGATGATGAGGCCGCTTTCCGTGCCCCTGTATCACAACAAAAGCCTTCAGTAGTAGCAGCAATGATGCCCAAGGCAGCTCCTACTCCAGCAGCAGCTTCAGCACCTGAAGAAACAGTAGATGATGAAGAAGGAGATGATGTAGAACCAGTACCTGCTCCCAAGAAGACTGTTGTAAAGAAGAAGATTGTAGCAAAGAAGTAAAAAGTGTATAACAAATAAATTAATTATCTAAACAAAAATAGAATAATAGAAAATATTATATTTTTGTTATATTTTTTAATTATATAAAAGGCCTAGTTTAATCATTAGTAGTGATTGTTTGACTACCTTTACAGTTCTGATAGGTAAAAAAAGATTGTGGAACCCCAACATTAGCAGTCATCATTTGTAAATCAATAACGGACTGTGGTATAACTTCAGGTATGTATGGTCTATATGGTAAATATCTATCTTGTTTAACTTGTAATAGTTGCCCATATACTAAACTAGTTATAGAACTAACTGATGATATAGTACTCTGAACAATTTGATTAGTTGCTGTCGCATTTATTTCCTGTAAATATTGTTGTTGTCCATATAATAAGAGTGATTTTTCACTTGTTCTAGAACTATTATATATAACAGGTGTACAACTGGATATTGATGAAATATATTCATTCGTAGCACATACAACAGGAGGGCAACAGTTAGTAATAATACCTGGAGGCTTGTAGGAATAACAAAAACGTGATTTATTTGTAGTTATTTCCGAATCCATTCTTAATATATAAAAATATTTTTTATAATCTCATTATTAATCTTCATTATTAGAATAATAATTATATTATTATTCTTCATCATCAGAATCAGGAATTCCATCGACCAACATAACCACCAATTCCTTTATCTTTATTTTTTCTGTAAAGTTTGTTCTTACGAGAATCTCTAAAATATGTCGTACTATTAATTTCAAAAGGTTCCAATTTAATATACTCAATCTCAAATCCATCTGTATCAAATTCTTCCAAATTAGTTTCAATATGTGTTGGTAATACAACTTCTTTATGAACCAGTTGCTGTGTAGTATTAATAAGAGTACTATATGCGGAACTAGTATTCTTTGCATTTGCTTTTACAGATACTGACTCTGGAGCGACCTTGGGTTTTCTTTTTTGTTTTACAGGTTTTTCTACTTCTGCGGCGGGTGTTGCAGAGGCTGACGATTCAGTAGCAACTTTTGGCTTTCTTACAGATTTAACAACTTCTTTCTTTCCAGTTGTAACAGCTGGTTCTTCAATAGTATTGAGTTCTACTTCTTCATTAAAGGTTATACCATCTCGTGCTTTTTTCTGATACTGTATAGCGAATTCAATAACATCAGGAGAAGGTTCTCCATATTTTTTAACGGCTTGTTTATACCATTTGCCTCCATAAATGTGTGATACTTCTGGAATAGGTTCATTAACTTTTCCGTGATTAAATTTCTTGGAAGTTTGACTAACAGTTATATTTTTATCAACACATTTACTACAAACATCAGAACCATTTGCGCACGGCATATTACAACGAAACTCAATATAGAATTTATTTCGCCCATTTCCAAATTGCTGGGTATATTCATCATTTGTATAGCGTGAAATACAAAACATTTTGTATCTTGGATACCTTTTATATTCCGCTAACCCGAATTCAAATTTTTTATCGATGTCGCAAACAAAAAAATTGAAACACACCACACAAAATAATATGTTACCCAAACATAATTCCAAGAAAAATGGCTGCCGCAAATATTCCTACTGAAACTGCTACCAAGATTAATCCATATTTGGAAAATCCCCTTTCTCACAGTGTAATTTATAAATTTAATCAAGATAATGCGGTATTAGATGAAGATGGAAATCTGCTTTTCAAGTTTCCTTATTCAAAGAATACATTCTGGACTAACTTTAAATATTCAGTTACAACCCACAATGGACCTCTAAATGAAGAATTTAACATTGGTTTAAATTTCATTACAACTGAAGCAGATAATTACAAAGTTATTCCCAAAATCCCTAAAATCCAAAATGCTTGGTATGACACAAATTGGCCTATTCCATCAATTAAACATAAAGACAACGAAGGAATTTACTTTACAGTTAGTCCTCCAAAGGATATAAATGTACACTATGAAATTAAGATTACATTGCTGGGATTTATTGGTCTTTTCCCAGAAGCTGGTTATTATATTCTTCTCACAGCTTATGATACTCCCGAATTTGTAATTAGTGAATATGATAAAAACTACAAAGGAATAATTGAATACAATTCCTTTATCAAGAATTATAAATTTAGTTTACCTCAACACGGTATTCGCAAAATCAATCGTTATTAAATAAATATATAATATACAAAATATATAAATTAATAACTCAATAAATTTATAAACTATATTTTTGTTTAAGACAGTATAAACATTTTTAATAGATACTTAATAGCAAATGGCCGATTACTTCAGACCAAGAGGTGATATAACAACGGTATTAGACCTTACGGACCGTGATTCACAAGATAATACATATTTTCCATTAAATACCAATGAATCCTGGTTTCACAGAGGAGACCATAAGACAGTTTATCCATCTACAACAAGTGTTCAAGAATTTACCCAGCGTGGTCCAGCAGATTGGGGTCAAAAATTTAGTTTTGAGATTGGTTCTCTTCCAGCAGGAGACTTATTGCAAGCTGTTATTCTACAAATCAAACTTGGTAGTTGGTACAATAATCAAATTGTAAATGATTTACGTTCTGGAACTATTACAACAGATACTACAGCATATCCATCCGATTATTGGACATATATGAATAGTCTTGGAACGGCTATTATTGAATATGCCGAGTTTATTGTGGGTGACCAAACTATAGAGCGCCTTTCAGGCGAATTTATTCGCACCCATTATAATCTATTTGCGGATATTAATAGTGCTTTTGGTATAGCATCAGACGCAATTGGAACTGTTCCTACACCATATTTAGCAACCTCCGCAGTATCACAGACTGCCTTTAATCCTAATAAACCATATCCAGTTGAAGATGGCACCTATTTCTGTGTGCTACCTTTTTTCTTTCTTCGTACAAAACTCAAGGAGGTATTTCCACTTTTGAGTTGTAATGAAGGTTCAGTCCGCGTAGATGTGAAGCTTCGCCCATTTGACCAGGTTGTTAGAAAATATATTGGCTACAGAGAACATTGTAATCAGGTACCTCTTAATAAAATCGCATTATTTAAACTGGTTCCATCCGACGACGACGACGATGACACCATAATTACAACAAACACAGCAGAATGTGCACCACAATTTAGAGATTTCAGAATTATAACTGCCTCGGCATTAATAACAGGTTCATTAAGAGAAAAGTTTTTACGCAAGCCCTTCGAACAAATGGTTAGATTAGTTAAAACATTTAATTTTGATGAACCTCTAAAGTATCTCATCAGTAAACCGAGTCCAAATACAGATACAGTTGAAATTCAGCTACCATTGGAATTAAATCATCCTGTTACGGAGATTATTTGGGTATTTAGACGCAAAGGAGTCCTGATAAATAATGAATGGGCTAATTTTACACCCGCGTTAGGTTTAGAATCAAATCCAAATAAAATTTACCCACCTTGGTTGGATTGGGCAACAATTCGCCTCAATGGTTCAGAATTAATTTCAGCAGATGGTAATTGGTTTAGAGAGCATATAGCCGCCCAACATAAAGGTGGAATCACCGCATATAATTCCTACATATATGGGTATTCATTTGCCAGATATCCAGAAGAGCATCAGCCAAGTGGAACAGCGAATATGAGTAGAACAACCTCGGTCACTCTAAATCTACGTGTTAATCAACCCATTGAAAAGGACTTAAAGACTTTAAATCCCCCTTGTGTATTTGACCCAACAACAGTTGGAGGATGGGAAGTATATGTGTATGCTATTCATATGAATTGGTTAAGATTTGAGAATGGAATTTGTAATAGATTGTTTATTGATTAGAATAACGCATAATTTACAATCTAAATACCACGCTCAATATTAATATCAAGTAATATTAAGGATGGTAGCGAGTCTCTTAAAAGTAATTTCATCAGGAATTCAGGATGAACGTTTAGACTTTAAACATACAATGTATCCATTTAAGAAAATTTGGGTTAAAGCGGGGCGATTTACGACACAGTGGGGTCGTTTAGATTTTGAGAATACACCAACATTTGGTAATACTGCTTATTGCAGACTGTTAAGAAAAGGGCATTTAATAACTCGTTTATTTTTGGTTGCACAGATGCCCGACATATATTCTCCACAGGCAAGAGCTCGTCACGAAAATGGTGATACTTTAGCATATCCTAGGTTTGGTTGGACCAATTCATTGGGGCACGCTTTAGTTGAGAGGCTAACAATGGATATTGCTGCTTCCAGAGTCGAAACTATGGATAGCAGATTGTTAGAGATTTTAGATGAGTTTAATACTCCGCTTGAAAGAGTCCCTGTTATGAATGAATTAATTAAAAGAAAAGATCACGGATTTACTGAAACAAGCTTTGGATGGCCTCCTCCGTCGGCTTTACCTAATGAGCGACCCTATTATGAAACAGTTGTTGTTCCACTCCCGTTTTGGTTCACACGAGGGGACAATGGATGTGCTTTACAAATTGATTCCATTACATTTGATGAGATTCGTGTTGGTATAACTTTTAGAAATCTGAATGGATTATATTATACGGATACACACGTTCCTAATACATCTCTAGCAGAAGGGTCTAGTTTGTGGCCTCTATCTGGTTCTAATTTTTACGCAAATCCTCCTGGAACTCCTTCTAACCCAGAACAAGAACCTTTAAGAAATGCAAATGGAATAATCGAAATGCCTAACAATTTACAGTTAAAAGATTGCTATATTATGGCAGAGTACGTTTATTTGGACCAGCCAGCTGCAAATAGATTTCGCTTGGCTGATTTACAATATCCGATCGTGACTCACAACATTCAGCAACCATTTGATACACGTGGCTTGCCAACAGCACGTATCCCTTTAAATGTATCAAATCCTGCGAAAGAACTATTTTTTATGTTAAACAGAGTGGAAGGACCATCGTATAATTGTCCCTTCTTGGCCACTCGTGATTTGACTGGTACTGTAAATACATTACCAAATAATTCACAACTCCCCTGGTGGCCCGACTCTATTGGCTTGTATAGTAATGTACCATCTACATTTTTGCGTCCTGCATTTGAATTATCTGATTCAGAACCAATTAGAGGACTTGAATTAATATATGAAGGAAATCTCACTCGCTACCGAAGCGAGGCTCCAGCTTTGTTTAGAAGTGTTATGCCTAGTCGTGAAAATAGGAAATCACCTTGGGTGAATAGATATTACTATACACTCCCATTCTCTATTGAACCAGGATTTACTCCTCCTAGTCGACCAAATACTGAAGCAAACTTTTCTAAAATCATTAAAAAAGACTTGATTTTACATATTAGTCCTAAACGCGGATTTGTGGGAGGTGCTTCTGTCGACAGGTTTGTAGTTTATTCGTATATTACAACGTATAATATTATTAGAATCGTAGGCGGGCGTTGTTCACTTATGTTTTCTAATTAATTGCAATCATAAAAGAGTTGAACTACTTCAACAGTTTTATCAGTTTTGTTTTCTGGCTGTATCCAATATTCTATTTGATTTTTAAGGTCTTTTAGTCTTTCAGCACATATTACAACAATAAGAAAAAATTGAAATCCAAATCCAAACAAAAAGTGACCAAAATCGCAAATAAAAATTGAAATTGTGTACCCGCTAAAAGTCGCCATTAGACGCCAACGTAAATCCAAGCCCAAAATGCGCGTTATTTCCTGGAACATTAATGGAATCAAATCAATGAATGGAAAACTTAAAAATGGTGATAAATCAGGAACCAAAACAAATAATGGAATCAAATCTCTAATAGCAGAGCAAAAACCAGACGTATTGTGCCTACAAGAAATTAAATCGCAAACACAAGATGATTTCACTAATTTTAAGACAGATTTTAAGTATATTCTAACAAATTTCTCTAAAAACAAAAAAGGTTATTCTGGTGTCGCCTTAATGTGTAATGAGAGGCCTCAATGGGTTTCATATGATTTTAAGATGTATACAGAAGAACAAATTGGATCTTATAATAAATATGAATGGGTCAATGAGGGGCGCGTAATTACCGCAAGATTTACTAATTGTATCATTATCACAACATATGTACCAAATGCTCAAGATGAATTAGCTCGACTTGATGAACGTCTGGTGTGGGAACAGATTATGAGGAATTATCTCACCTTGTTGAAATCAGAAAATAATGTTCCAATCATTTATGTGGGTGACCATAACGTCGCACCAGAAGAAATAGATATTCACGATAAAAAGAATCGCGATAAAGTTGCTGGCGCATCAAAAGAAGAAAAGGCTGAATATAAAAAGCTTTTGGAGTGTGGATTTGTAAATGCTTTTCGTCATCTTCATCCGACCGAAAGAAAATATTCATATTTCAGCAACTTTGCTAATGCCAGACAGAATGGTAAAGGTTGGTTAATTGACCACTGGATTGTATCAGCTGAAGCAAAAGACAAAATTGTAGCATCCGATATGCTTAATGAATATTATGGCTCTGACCATATCCCAATCCTGTTAGATATTGATATTTAGTAATAAATCCTTTGGATGTGTATTAAATATAAACAAAAAAACACACAGTCATAATAAAATGATATATATGATAAGTACTTGTAAGAAATGGACAAAAGAAGTAGATGCTATTTTTAATGATTACGAGCATATTAAAGTACTAAATGGCTGCTCAAAAAAGGTTAAAGCTCATATAACATCTAATACAGTTCTAAATCAATGTCTTTTAGCAACCCCATATGATTCTTTCTATACAGCTCTAAATGATTGGACTAAAATATCTGGTGAACAAGGAATGGATACAGTCCTCATTTTTAATTATAAATGTAATAATAATCATACTAAAAATGATATGAAGGATATGGCAAAAGAATTAGAAAGAGCCTATTATAATTTTACGATATAAATATGACGCCAATATAAAACATTTTAATAATATATTAATATAGTAATAAAATGTCTTATCCTGTTATTCCTTGCGCACATTGTAATCAGCCAGGTCATAAAGCAAATAGATGTAAAGAATTGGGAATTCCTCCAGATGGTGAAATTATTAAACCCTTACCTGGACAAAATGATGTCGACGATTGCGATGATAGTATCATAATCACAGGCCATAAAAATTTATTTTTATGGTGCGAGGATGATGAATGTCATATGAATATTAAACTATATAAAAATAAACAAAATAGAAAAAGATACTTAAAATATACCAAAAGATTTAAAAGAAATTTATTTCGCACATTAATAAGCGCGTCGAACCTTAAAGTTAATACCAGCCGCCCGATTGGTGTATTTAGGTAATTCAACTTCCGCAATCCGACCATATTCTCTAAAATTAATAGTTCCTTCCCAAGAACCTTCTCCCGCAATCCATTCGCTAATTTTTGTTTTGAGTTCAATAAAACTTAATGAATTATCTTTAACGCCATTATCACGAAGTTGTTGTAATAAGTGAATACCCTCTTTTAGTCTATCTTCTTTTGGTTTAATTGTTTTGACCATTTTCTAAAGAATTTAATACAAATTTATTTTAGGCTCTAAATTAGAATGACATCTATAATAGAAACAGGTATAATTAACATTTTAGAAATATCATCAAATATATATTATAATGTAAATGGTGGTTCAAATATACCAATATCATCCTGGCCTGTAACTATTACTAATAGTAATACAACTACTACTTTAAAGGTTCTATTTACAACAGATATAACATTAACTAGTAATACTCAATATTTTAATTGTAATTCTGATAATATACAATTTGGAGATACTTCATTAAGACCAGATGGAACCCGACCAATAATTACAATTAGTGGAATTACAGATTATCTTGGTTTGATAAAAAATTTTAATGATTCATTTATTACATCATATAATAATATATATGTGTATAATCTTTTTGTACATTCATCCAGTTCAACATTAACTTTTGGTGGAGGTTGGTTTGGTCAAGAGAATTTTTCAAATAGTACTACTTCTTATTTTATAAATTGTTCAAGTGATGGCAATATTCCCGTAAATGGAGGCGGAATATGTGGGCAGTCTGTTGGTAATGGAGGTAATTTAACAATAATAGGGTGCAGCAGTTCAGGTAATATAGCTACTAATGGTGGAGGTATATCTGGAAATGGCACAGGAATTTCTGGCACATTTATCATATCAAATTGTTTTAGCACAGGTACAATTGGTAGTAATGCTGGTGGAATAATTGGTTATCAGTCAGGTTTATATTCTCTATCATTAAATACAATTCAAAATTGCTACAGTACAAATATAATTAGTATTGGTGGGGGTGGTATTACAGGTGCAGCAGTAGTAAATATAAGTGTTCAAAATTGTTATAGTTTAGGAGTAGTTGGTTCAGGAGCTGGAGGTATTTATGGTGATGGAATTAACACAGGAAATACTGCCATAAATTGTTATACAGCAAATGGAAGTAATATTTTTGAAGGGACAAACCCTGGTATTATTCAAAATTGTTACACAGCAAATGGTAATTGGAGCGATGCTACAGCAAATTCATTATTACAATCCTCATATTGGATTTCTGTAGTAAGTAGTACACCATTTTATCTCAAAAGTTTTGGTGCCTCTCCATATGTACTTGATAATATTATCTCTAATAATATAGTCCAAACTAAATCAATATCTTTAAACCCAGGTGATTCGACACCTGCAGCAACTGTAGCAAACTATAAATCATTTCAAATTATGAGTGGAGGCGATGGAATAATTACGATAAATAGTACTACAGGTGTTATTACCACAACAAGTTCTACTCCACTAGGAACATATACTCTTGTAATATACGCGGTAGATGATTATACAACAACTACATACATATTAACTATAACAGCTCCGCCGCCAATTCTAAATGTATTAGCACAAACAATTCCACCCTGTTGCGAGCCTAATGTACCAGAACTAAATCCTCAAGCTTCTAATTACAGTGCAGATGTAATTGTAAATAAAAAAGGCGGAAAAACCATCGATAAAAATGTGGAAGATTTTTATGTTGGCGTAGCAACTGGTCAAAGAACCGCATATTCGCAACCAATTTTCAAATCATATCACGATTATATGAACTATCTACAGGGTAAATACAAATAATCTACAATCTTATCCAAAACACTTGACAATGCCATAATTCAGGAATAGTCGGTTTAGGATTTATATACCAAGCGAAATCGAAATTATCGCAACCCAGCATATTTGTCAAACAATCTTTAATAATGCCATTTATTTTTAACTCATCAAACTGCTCGAAATAATTATATTTGGAATTCCAAAGAATATAATGATGAACGCCTGGTGGCAAATTATATGAAAATAATGAGATTCTTAAACCCCATTCCTCTCGTTTACCAGTATCATCTACAACCAATAATCCATTATATTTTTTCGTAGGATAGCGAAAGCGAGTATCAAGAATGAAATCACGAAATGAAGCCCATATCCCCAAAATATTTCTACTGACTTCTCGTTTGCTCTTAAGCATTGTTTCACTTGGTCTAATCATATTTTCATTAGGAATCCACCATCGTTCAGCATGAAGCTCATTAAGGTCTTGGACATCTGAACTAATTTTACAACGAAGTAAAGGACAAAGTAATAATGGATGTAATTCTGTCATTTTGGTATTTTCTAAAAGCATATATTCAAATCAAATTTATGTAAGAGATATTTAAAGATATATTATTAAATATATAATATTAATAAATGTATAACATATTAAGTAATGGAATACCTATATACTTTAGTTTCTGTATATATGGAAATAAACCAATATATTATGAAGGACTTTTAAGAAATCTTGAAATTATCGCCCAAATTAATCAACCAACGCCTCCCCAAGTACTAATTGGATATAGTGATGATATTTTGCCAGAATATAAAGAAAAATATGAAGCATATGAATTTGTAAAATTAATAAAAAATGCAAATGAATTTAATGAATATACTATGTGTTCAAGATTATTACAATTAGATACTATTTCTAAACCAGCATATGTATTTTGTCGAGATGCAGATAGTAGAGTCTCGCCAAGGGATATATGGTGTATTCAATCATTTATTGATTCAGGATGTAAATTACATGTAATAAGAGACCATTATTATCACAAACAAAAGATAATGGGAGGTACTTGTGGATTTTTTCTCGATATAAATTCAATTAATTTTACGGAATTATTTCGTAATTCAATATCCGATTTTCAACATTTAAATAAATCGTATGGTTTAGATGAATATTTCCTTTCAAATAAAATTTATAATAAATTTAACTCAAATGAAATATATATTAATTCAAACTGTATAGGTCATCTAGGTGAAAAAATTAATATAATTGATATTGTACAAAAAGATAACACAGATTTTATTGGAAATGTATATAATGTAGATGGTTCGGCACAATTTACATATTCAAATTATATAACATTGCAACATTTAGAATGGCTTGCTACAAATGAACAATGGAATTTAATTGTAAAAAATAGTCAAATTGTATTAAATAATACCGATATAAATCAGAAACAAAAAATACTTTCATTTTTACTAAACGCAGGAATAAAATCAAATAATCTTAATGCGTGTCTACAAATTTGTGAAAATTTTGAGTTTTTACCAATTAGTGAATGCGAAATGAATGAAACAAAACAAGTTTTAGAATTTGCTTCAAAAATAGGTTATAATATTATAGCAACAACCGATATTAAAAGAAAACCTACTGATAATGAAATTGTAATTTGTTATGGACAATTCCCCCATTCTATAGAATGTTTACCTAATACCTCACGATTGCTATATAGACATCCATTATATTTTCCAAATGTAACACATACAAAAGTAGAATATAATCCTTGTTGGGAACCAATTTTGACTATTTATATTTTAAATTTAGAGGAACGCAGAGATAGATATTTGAATATATTGGTTGAATTATGTCGAGTTCAAGCACCGCTTAATCGCATTTATCACTATAAAGCCCAAAAAGCAAAATATACAGGAAATCCAACACAAGATGCATATATTGGAGCAACCAATAATCATTTAGAAGTAACACAGAATTTTATTAAATCAGGTAATGAATATTGTTTAGTTTTAGAAGATGATATAACATTTATTTCTGACATTGACCATATATTCAAATCATTGACCGATTTTTTTAATAATCCACCTGAATTTGAAGTATGTTTTTTGGCATATTCAAAATATGGTAATATCAAAAAGTATAATGATCTCTTATCATTATCATATCAAAGTTGTACAACATCATCTGCATATTTATTAAATAAGAAAACCGCAACAGAGCCTGAATATTGTTTTTGG